AGGAACAAAGCGGCTCATCATCTCTTGTGCGTAGAAAGCGTCTTGCTCTGCCTTCTTCGTCATGTAAGTCGCGCTCGACAGGTACTTGTCGATGGCGAATGTGAACTCACCAGTGTCGAGTGGGCGGTAAGTAACAGCAGTATCTTCTGCGTAGTTATCTACCTGTGCCTGACCGATCGATGGGATGGTGAACTGGTCGCCATCAGGGAATCCGTCGAGCATCTTGACATAACGCTGGGCGAACATTTCGTCGCGCAGGATGTCCTTAAGCTCTGTGGACCAGATTTCGGAGCGGGTCAACAGACCCATGTTTGCAGTTGTGTTAGACATTTTAAAGTCTCCTAGAGTGTTGTTGATTAAGCACCAAACTCACTACCCAAGCGTTTCTTATCTTCAAGAATCTGACGCTGAATCTGGGGAGTGTAGTAAAGTGTTTTGTTCTCACGACGTAGGTTCTGGTAATAGCCCCAGTCCCGTTTGTTCGTGCTTTGGTAATTGACACCTTCTGTGCGGATACTTCCTTGGGTCATTGATGGAAGTGGCTTCTTTACACCACCCAACAACGAAAAGAAAGCAGAGGGTGACTCTTTGGCAAGCTGTTCCATACGGTCCAGACTAATGCCGAGTTCTTTTGCTCGCTCTTGCACCTTCACGTTAGCCTCTGTGCCGTAGTCTTCCTGCAACTGCTTAGTCACATGTGAAAGATTCTGTTCTACGGTAGCTGCTGCTTCACGCTCAGTAAGGGTCTTCTCAACAAGGCTCTTCAGATCATCATCACTTACTGACTGGTTGGTATCACCGTCAGGGTTCGTGCCACTCAGATTATTATTGTTGGACTCTACAGTTTGCCCTGTGGTGGGATCAGGGGCCTTATTCTGTAGTTGCTCAAGTAGCTTGGCCGCATAGTCATTCTTGCCGAGGTCTTCCCGCATTGCTGCAAGTTGCTCCTCTAGGGTCTTGATGTAAGCATCTGCTTCCAACTTACCCTTGGCGATGACTTCTGGGTCTTTCCAAGTTTCTCCGCGTGTCTCTACGAGCTTCGAAATAAATGATTCCTGTGGTGTGGTCTCAGCTACTGGTTGCTCGGCTACCTGCTCTGCCTGTGGTTGGGCTTCGGCGGGTGTTTCTTCAAAGATAGACAATTCAACGTTCCTTGTGGTTCAAGTCGATTAGTTTCATTATGTCGTCGAGAACGGCATTATACTCATTCACGGCGATTTGTCGATGTTCCCAATTAGGAACGCTGTAATCTCGAACGCACTCTTTAGGTTTATAGTGTCGTTCAAGAATCTCTCGGAGGTTGTCAAAAGCGTTACGGTAGGCTAGAACCTCACCCTTACGCTTTTCCTTTTCGGCCCCCGATAAACCTTTTAGCCATACTGATTGCATTACATACCCTGCTCTGCTGCCATAGCCAGTTGTTCTTGGTTCTGGACTTCAGCTTCTTGCATAGCACTCTGAGTCTCAAGCTGCTCTTTAACTGCAATGTTCTCACCGAACAAGCGAGGCTCGCCAAGCTCTTCGGAAAGGATACGTGCAAGTTCTTTACCTGACAGGTGTGGTGCTACAGAAGGGTCGCCAGCTTTAATCTGGGACAACTGTGTAAGACTCTGTACCCTACGAGCACGTTCAGCAAAGTGCCGTGCGCCAACAGGAGAAATCTTACCGTTACCAACAATGTCAGAACGCTCGATAGTCATGAAGAACTCTTCGCCAGTCTCATCGTCAACTACCCGAACATCCTCATAGAGGCTCATGTTGCGACGACCAGTCTCTAGCATAGCATTGAGGATTGGCTCCAAGAACATACGCTCGAAGTGCGCAGTCTTGTGTTCAAAGATACGTGAAGCGCCATTCTGCAAGGACTGTACCTCAAAGGCAGTCTTCTCACCAGGAGTACGCATACCCATAGCTTGCTTAGGTGCACCAGCCATCTCTTCCATCTTCTGCTCAAGGAAGTTGATCTGCATGTCTGCTTGTAGTGCTGTGCCATCAGGAGCGAGGTAGGCTACGTCACCTTCTTCACCAAGATAGATACGAGCACCAGGCTCAAAGTCAAAGTCCTCTACATCACCACGAATCTTCATGATTGGGTAGGCGATCTGGTCAAAGACGTCCGCCTTCAGGTTCTCTAGGTGGTCGATGCGGTACTGCATACCAACAAGGTTGTCTAGAGGGCCCATAGCGTAGAGGTTGTCTGGACGTGTACGCCAACCAGCGTGGAAGATAGGAGCAGTGCCAAACCACGAAGGATTCTCTTCATTGTTCAGCACGTGTGCTCGGTCCATCACGGTGATGACTCGGTCCTTCATAAGTGTTCCAGACTCGTGGTCGTAGATGTCACCGTAGAAGGTCAACAGCTCTACGTAGTCAGACTCGTAGTAGTGTTGGATGTTGTTGAAACCATCAGCTACAAAACCACTAGACTTCTCTACACCAAGTGTGGAGTTACTAACAGTGCGACGGCCCTCGATCATTTTCGAGAAGGCTGCCTGTGCTGCTGCGTTTGATGGGTCACGGTCGATGTCACGCTTGAGTTCACCCATGGACTTAATAGTCCGGATGATCTTAGGCGTCTTCTCGAACGAAGCTGCGATAGGGTTGAAGCAGATGTCGTAGGGACTGATGCGTGTAGTACGAGGACCAATATACTTTGGTGTCGTAGTGCCATCCTGCTTCTGGATGTAGTCCGCTTCCCACTCCACAATAGCAAAACAGTTGCCTGTAAGAATCCAGTCTACCAGAAGGTCAGAGACTGTGCTTACGAGGCCTGAGTGCTTTGTCTTAGTAAGCATGTAGGATTGGATAGTCCGTGACTTCTCCATACCACCAGACTTTTGATTGTCTGCCTCCCAGCGCATCCACTTCTGTTGCGGAAACAACGTAGCAAAGTAGTTAGCGTGTAGGTTGTCAGAAATCTGGGTCAGCTTAGGTGTTGTAGTTGTGTTGGACCACGGAAGGATAGCATTACCTGTTGTAGTGGTATCCGTAGCGTAAATGTAATTACGCAGCTCTTTGGTCTGCTCAATCCATGGCTGTCGAAGCATGTTCCACTCGTTCCAGCGTGTAGCAATCTCAACTGCTAGGTTGTCTGGATTCAGTAGGTGTTCGATGTCTATTGTTTCGCTCATTATTTTCCTCCAGCGCGGAACCTACTGGCACTCCACGAAATGTTATTGGTCTTTCTCATGGATGCTGACCTACTAGGTGCAATAGCCATATCCACAGCAGAAGCTAAGGCATCCTTAACGTCATCGTGTGGTGGGTTACGTGTCTGTAGTTCTTCTTCAAGGTACTGGACGTTACCGCCCCTGTAGTGCCATATCTGAAGGTTGTCGTAACGTGGCTCAAGGATAGAAGCGATACGCTCCTCTTTGTTACCTTGGTGCTTGTTAGGCCTGTACTCGTCCACAGAGAGGGCAAGTCCATTCTGACGGATCAACTCCTTCAACTGCTTAACAATGGCCACCTGAGCCACTGAGACCTCTGCACGGAGCTTACGGAAAGCCCACTTGTTCTGTGCTGCAAGGATGTGGTCGAAGTAGTCACTGATGCGGTCAGTCTTGAAGCGATCAATGTCGAGGACGTAGATGTTGTTGTCGGAATCTACCCCAATGGTTACAAGAGCTGTGTGGTCTGCCTTGGCGCGAAGACTAAACGCAAAGTCAATCGCTGCAAACACGTTCAAGCGCTTACCACGGTAAGTCCAGTAGCCATTCTCCTGCTGTAGATGCTTGGCTTCAAAGTACTGAAACTTGTCACTACCAACAGGGATGTTGTCTGGGTCTGTAGGGTCATTGTAGTATTGTGCCCTGAACTGCCCTTTGTCGAGGTACTTACCACGCTTCTTGGACAAGGCTGCAATATCAAAGCCAAACCACTTGCCATCCTTACGCTGCTGACGTGGCCACAGGAACTGACCTGTGCCGTCTCCCATGTCTTCCACGGGGCGCTCTAGGATTTCGTAGATTTCTTCTTCGCCAATAGCCTCACCCTGGTCATCAAAAAGAACTTCTTTCATTTCCATGATGCTGTTGTAGAGGTCTTTGGCGTGGTATCTCGTTCCTACTACCCACTCTTTGGCATCTGAGCCTTCGATGGAAGATAGGAGGGAGTATTGACTAGCCACCTTAGAGCGGCCATCAACGGTCAAGGCGTTCTCTGCTACAACAACGTCATCAAGTACTGCGATATCACAGTGTAGTCCCGTGAGGGCTGTTGTAAGGCCGCCAGTAAAGATAGAGGGGTCACGAACGTTCTCCTTTTTACGGAGGGGGTGGTCCAGAGAAATTTCTGAGTTTGTCCACTTTGCTCGCTTCCCCTCTTCTTTGTTAATATGATCTGGCCAGTATCGACGAAAGATGTCGCTGTCCATAATACCTTTGATGAATGTAAGCTGCTTCTCTGCAAGGTTAGCAGTTGCTGAAATGTACAACACACGAAGCGTAGGGTTCCTTGTGAGTTCCCAAGCTACGCGATAAGCTACCAGTCGTGATTTACCGTGGTCCCGGGGGAACAGTAGCAACTGGTAGCTCTTAGCGTCTGGGCGTGTCCACCAAGAAAGAACTTCCTTGTGGCAACTACTGAGAACTTGAGAGGGGGCGACTAGGTTGATAAAAAATTCTAAGTCGTTCTCTGCTGCGGCTCTGATTTCTTCAATAGTTGCCATAGGGGATCCTTAGGGTGAATGCACGTAGTTATGCGGGGTATTGGTCTTCAATCATTGTCGGATCGGCCAGAATCCAAATGTTTGCAGTGCTTACGGCATGACCGGGCCAGCGCCACTGGCTCATTGGGTAGTCTTTCCAGCTTGCGTAAATCTTGCTCATGTCAGTTTCCAATGTTGGGGAGCGCGGGGGGCAGGGTTGCCGCTCGCGTAGAGAATTAAAC